ATGGGCCCTCTCACGGGCCGAAACCGGAGGTGCCGATTGGCCGAGCAACTGACAGACCAGATCCGCGAGAACGCCCAAGGGCCGCGCCGCGCCAGCGGCGATTCGGGTTCCGTTGAGCAGCACTCCCTTCAGGACCAGATCGCGGCTGACCGCTACCTGGCCTCGAAGGAGGCCGCCAAGCGGAAAGGGCTGGGGGTTCGCCTCGGCAGGATGATTCCACCGGGGGCCTGCTGACGCCATGCTGACCATCCTCTCCAACCTGTTCAGGCGCTCCCCCGCACCCCGGCGGACTCGGCGTCCCCTGAACTGCCGGATCGTGCGTGGTCGTTTCGACGCGGCCCAAACCACCCCGGAGAACCGGAAGCACTGGGCGGCCGCGGACGGTCATTCCGCCGACGCCGAGGCGAGCCCGGAAGTGCGCAAGGCGCTGCGGGAGCGGGCCCGGTACGAGGTGGCCAACAACAGCTATGCCAGGGGTATCGTGCTCACGCTGGCCAACGACACCATCGGCACGGGCCCGCGCTTGCAGATGCTCACCGATGACGACGAACTGAATCGCGACGTGGAGCGTGAGTTCAGCGCGTGGTCCCAGGCCGTCCGACTCCCCGAGAAACTGCGGACCATGCGCATGGCCCGCTGCCAGGACGGCGAGTCCTTCGCCATGCTGGTCGAGAACCCGGGGATCGACCACGACATCAAGATCGACCTGGGCCTGGTCGAAGCCGACCGCGTCACCAGCGATCTGACGGTGGTCGGACGCAGTGACGAGATCGATGGCATCCGCCTGGACGCACACGGCAACCCGGCCAGCTACCGCGTCCTGAAGCAGCACCCCGGCGGGTCGCAGTTCGACTACGGCCAGAAGGGCCTCGACGTTCCCGCGCAGGCGATGATCCATATCTTCCGGACCGACCGCCCGGGACTGCACCGGGGCATTCCTGAAATCACGCCCGCGCTTCCGCTCTTCGCCCAGCTTCGCCGGTACACCCTCGCGGTACTGTCAGCCGCCGAAGCCGCCGCCGACTTTGCGGGGATTCTCTATACGGATGCACCCGCATCGGGCGAGGCCGACGCCGTCGAGCCCATGGACCTGGTTCAGCTCGAGCGCAACATGCTGCTGACCATGCCCGGCGGCTGGAAGATGGCGCAGCTCGACCCGAAGCAGCCCGCCACCACCTATGCCGAGTTCAAGCGCGAGATCCTCAACGAGATCGCCCGATGCCTGAACCTGCCCTTCAACGTCGCCGCCGGGAACTCCTCCGGCTACAACTACGCTTCCGGCCGCCTCGACCACCAGACCTACTACAAGGCCATCCGCATCGACCAGGCCTTCATCGCCGCCCGTGTTCTCGACCGCATCCTGGCCACCTGGCTGCGCGAATACGGGCTCTCCCGCGACCTCGACATCGCGGCTGCCCACCAGTGGTTCTGGGATGGCCTCGAGCACGTCGACCCCTACAAGGAGGCCAACGCCCAGCGCCTCCGGCTTGAAGACAACACAACCACGCTCAGCCACGAATACGCCCGCCAGGGCCTGGACTGGGAAGCAGAGCTTCGCCAGCGCGCCCGTGAGAAGAGCTTCATGCGGGAGCTTGGACTGATCGATACCGACGTCACCCCAGCAACCCAGGAGAACCGTGACCATGAATGAGTTCGTGACCATCGAAGCAGCCGCCAAGGACGGCAACCCCAAAGTGAAGGGAGTCGCCTACTCGGGCGGCAAAATGAGCCTGCCGGGCTGGAAGCACCCGGTCGTGGTGGATCTCTCCGGCATGGAGATCCCCGACAGCGTCCCGCTGCTGACCAACCACGAGAATCGCACCGGCTCCCGCGTCGGCATGGTCGCAGCGCGCGTTGAGGACGACACCCTTCACATCGAGGGGGAAATCGTCTCCTCGAGCGGCCAGGCGGCGGGGATCGTCGAGCAGGCCGAGAGCGGGGCCGACTGGCAGCTGTCCATCGGGGCCGAGGTCAAGCAGTCCGACCTGGTCAAGACCGGCACCCGCGTGGTCAACGGCCAGGAGCATGCCGCCCCCTTCTACCACGTCACCGCCTCGGTGCTGCGCGAGGTCTCGGTCGTCGCCGTCGGTGCCGATCAGGCCACGCGCATGCAGGTGGCCGCTTCCTTCACTCTCACCGGCGAGGTACCAACCGATGACGAGAACACTCGCAGCACTCCTCCGCCTGCTGGCCCGGTTGCTGATTCCGGTCAGCGTGCTCGGCCCTGCAGTGCAGCCCCCGACCCAGGCGTCGCCGCCGCCCAGGCGGTTGCCTCCGAACGCGAGCGTATCGCCGGTATCCAGCGTGTCTGCGCCGGTGAGTTCGCCGAGATCGAGCGCGAGGCCATCAACGCAGGCTGGACGGTCCATGACACCGGGCAGCGGGTGCTCGCAGCCATCCGCGCGGCGCGCCCCGTGGCGGACGTGAACATCTCCGTCCGGCGCGATCCCGGCCCGAGCTTCGAGCGGCGTGTCCTGGAAGCCGCCCTGTGCATGCGCGCCAACATCGGGGAGGCCGACCTGGTGCGCCATTACGGCGACGAGGTCGTGTCCGGCGCGAGCCGCAGCCGGGACCTAAGCCTGCACCAGCTCTTCGTGGAGTGCGCGCGGCTTGAGGGGGTTGTTGTTCCGCGCAGCTTCGGCAACGACACCATCCGTGCCGCGTTCAGCACGGTCTCCCTGCCGGGGATCCTCAACAACGTGGCGAACAAGCGCCTGCTGCGTAGCTTCGAAGCGCAACCGGTGATCGCCACCCGCCTGTGCAGCGAGGGCGAGCTCAACGACTTCAAAGAGTCCGAGCGCTACCGCCTGACGGACGTTGGCGACCTCGAGCCGGTGGCCCCGGACGGCGAGATCAAGCACGGCGGACTCACCGAGGAGAAGGCGACCAACCAGCTCGGGACGTTCGGAAAGATCTTCGCCCTGACCCGGCAGATGATCTACAACGACGATCTGGGCGCGTTCCTGAAGGTCCCGGACGGCATGGGTGCCAGGGCGGCGCGGAAGATCGATCAGCTCTTCTTCACCCGCCTTCTCGGCAATCCCGCCAACCTGTTCAGTGCCGCTCACCGCAACTACCAGGACGGCACCGACACGGCGCTCTCCGGCGACAGCCTCGGCCTGGCGGTGCAGCTGTTCCTGGACCAGGTCGATGCGGACGGTCAGCCGATCAACATCAGCCCGAAGTTCCTGCTGGTGCCAACGGCGCTGAAGATGACCGCGCGCGAGCTCCTGAACTCCACGTTCTTCATCGCCACGGGGTCGACCGACAAGAAGCGCGTCCCGACCTACAACGCCCTGGCGGACGAGGATCTGGAGGTCATCAGCTCCCCGTACCTCTCCAACTCCAACTACACCGGGGCCTCGGCCCTGGCCTGGTACCTCTTCGCCGACCCGGCCGTCGTCGACACGTTCGAGATCGGGTATCTGAAAGGCCGTCGCACCCCGACCGTCGAGCGCGGCGAGACCGACTTCGACACGCTCGGAATCAAGTTCCGCGTCTACTTCGACCTCGGCGTCCGCGAACAGGACTTCCGGGGGATGGTGAAGTTCAAGGGCGAGTAACGCTTCAGGCAACACACAGGAGACAACCATCATGACTGCAGTCTTCAAACAACGCGGCGACGCGGTGGACTACATCCCTCCGGCTGACGTGAACGCGGGCGACGTGGTCGTCCAGCACGACCTGGTCGGGATCGCCAAGCTGGACATCAAAGCGGGAGAGAGGGGCGCGCTGGCCGTGACCGGCGTCTACTCCGTCCCGCGGGTGTCCGGCCCCGGCACGGCCATGGAGGCAGGGATGAAGCTCTACTGGCTCCAGGTGGACAAGAAGGCGACGCTCGACGCTGACGACGGGAGTACGCCGCCCATCTCCTATCCCTATCTCGGCAAGTGCATCCTCACCGCCGAGGATGACGATGAGACCGTCCTGGTGAGGCTCGACCAATGACGGACCTGCTGGGGAAGGCCGCCGACTGGCTCGAGCGCCAGCGCCACACGCACCTGACCACGTCCGTGTGGTTCGAGCGTGCGGGCAAGCGCATCGGGCTCCAGGCCACGGTGGGGCGGACGCAGTTCGAGAGCACCGACGAATACGGACGCGTGCTCCGGACCGAGTCCCGCGACTACCTGGTCCGGGCCGCCGACCTGGTGATCGACGGACCGACGGTCCTTCCCCAGCCGGGCGACCTGATCATCGAGGGCGGCCTCCGCTACGAGGTGATGTCGCCCCCGGGCGAGCCCGAGTGGCGCTGGTCCGATGTCAACCGCAGCACACTTCGCATCCACACCAGACAGACCGACGAGGAATAGCCCCCCATGCCCAACGGCACCGACAACCCGGACAGCCGCGATCTGTGGATCGTGGTGAACGAGATGCGCGAGGACGTCGCGGAGATGAAGGGGATGCTCCGGCTGCACATGGAGGATCCGAGCATTCACCACCGCCCGCCTTGCGTACAGGTGCACGAGGTGCAGAACGCCATCCTCGCGGCGGCCGGGGCCGCAGTGCTGGCCCTGCTGGCCGCTATCGGGTCACTCATTGCGGCCCTGCTGAAATAGGAGACGCTCCGTGGCCACTGTCACATCAATCGCCAACGCCGTCGCGGCCAAGATGAACGCAGGTTCATTCAGCCGGGAGTTCGAGGCCGAGGTGGTGTTCCGACCGATCTTCGACCTGCGCAACCTGAAGACGCTCAAGGTCACGGTCGTTCCACGCGCAGTCAGCTTCGAGCGCGCGAGCCGCCAGGCGGATTCGCGCCTGGTGCAGGTGGACATCGGCATCCAGCGCAAGCTCGCTGACCAGTCCGACATCGAGCAACTTCTGGAGCTGGTGGAGGAGATCACCCTGTGCTTCGGCGTGGGCAAGCGGCTCCCGGACTACCCCGAGGCGCTGTGCGTGGAGATTGAGAACGAGCCGGTCTACGCGCCCGAGCACATCGAGCAGTACCGCCAGTTCACCAGTGTCGTGACGCTGACCTTCGAGGTGATCCGATGAACAGCACCATCATGCGCAGGATCGAGGTCACCAGCGACTACCGGCCCATGTCAGGCGTGCCGCTGATCGGGTCCTTCGAGATCAGCAGCATTCCGGGCAACTCGGACATCGTTTTGTTCCGGGGCGACGACGGCAGTGACGTGCCCTGGGTGCCCGGTGAGTATCACACTCTGCATCGGGTCGATCTCTCGCGCATCCTGATCAAGGGCACGGAGGGCGACGTGGTCACCGTCATCGGGGGGACGTGGTGATGGGATACTACGCGTCATCGGAGACTGTGCCCGTTCCCGGACCTGCCGGGCCCCAGGGCGAAGCCGGACCACCCGGCCCCCAGGGAGATCCCGGCCCACTCGGCGATGTCGGGCTTCAGGGGCCGCAAGGCGAGCAGGGGCCGCCTGGAAATGCGGGACCTCAGGGACCGGTGGGCCCCCAAGGCGAGACGGGACCTGCCGGGCCGCAAGGCCCACAGGGGGACGTTGGGCCAGCCGGACCCGACGGTCCGCAGGGAGACGCCGGACCTGCTGGCCCCCAGGGCGAAATGGGTTCTGTCGGACCTCCCGGCCTTCAGGGGGAACAGGGCGACCCCGGACCTGCCGGGACGCAAGGGGACGTGGGGCCAGTCGGGCCGCAAGGCCCACAGGGGGAACAGGGATTGCCCGGTGAAGCCGGTCCCGCAGGACCGGAAGGACTCCAGGGCGAAACGGGTCCGGCTGGACCGCCCGGCGCGGACGGCGACACGGCCATCGAGGTGTCTGCGCTTCCTGTCGTCCCGGTCGCGCACCGGCTCTACCGGCTGACCGGCCTCGATCCCAACGCGAAGGCCGCGCCCGGCTACTACCGGCACGACGGGACGGGATGGATCTGCTTCGCGTATGCGTCCCTCTACCCGTGGGGCAACACCGGGTCTGCCCCGGCGTTTTCGGTCATTCCCGGCACGAAGATGACCTGGTCTCAGAACCAGGACATCGTTGCCGCCACGATCTCGTTCTCACGCCCCGGTGTCTTCTGCGCGATCAAGACCGGCGCGGGAGCGTTCCCGCTGCCCACCATGGCGAACCGCATGGCGCGTGAGCTCTACACCGGAGCCTGGACCGACGCGGCGGCCGCCCTGGCAAGCATCGTCATCGAGGACGACGGAACGTACCTGCTCTGCGCAGCGGCGGAGGTGTCCACGTGAGGAGCTTCCGCGACATCCAGGCGATGATGGCACGGCGGCGCAACCGCACGTCCTGGCCGTGGATCACCGTCGATCCCGATGCCGACCCGCCCCCTGTCGCGGGCGGCTACTACGGCGGCGAGGACGTCTGGCACGCCTGGATGTGGGTGGACGGCCTCGGCGTACCGACGGGCTGGACCGAGGACGCCTCGTGGTTCCTGCGCACCACCGCCGAGGCAGCCTACTTCCACCTCGGCACCGGACAGTGGGTGTATTCGGGGAGCCGCGAGATCCACTGCCGCTGCCACGGCTCCGGCCCGAGCTATTCGTGGGGCCTGGCCCGGTTCAACGGCGTCATCGAGCAGGAAGGCGTCTACGCGGTCTACGACCCGGATTCAGACGCCTTCTACTGGTACGTGGGGAACCCGACCCGACCCGGTCAGGACGTCTACGCCTACTGTCTCGCGGAAGAGGACACCCCGCCCATCACGGTCTGGGGGTCTCCCTGGTCCGTGCCGACCTTCGAGCTCTGGCCGGAGATGCCCGTATGATGAAGCCCGACCACAACCTGGCGAAGGCACTGGCTGGTCGCGCGAGGATCTGCCCCGCCTCTCCCCCACGTTCCCGCGTCCGCCTGACGGATCTGGATGTGCTCGTTCCGCTCTATGGGCAGAGCCGGGCGCGAGCCCAAGCCACTGTCCGAGCCTTCGCGCGTTGGCACGGACACCAGGTGGAGATGCCTCGTGTGCTCTGTGCGTGGTGCTACCGGGAGGGCCACGAGCCTGCGGACCTCGCGGCTCTGCCCGACTACAACTGGCTGGAGCGGGTGCGGCTGCCCAAGTACGACCTCGACGACGGGCTCTTCCGTAAGGAAGGCCTCCTCAACCTGCTCGTGGCCGAACACGCGACGGCCCCCTCCATCCTCGCCAGCGACTCGGACTGCTGGAGTGCAGACCCGCACTGGTTCAGGAAGGTCCGTGACCGGCTCGCCGAGAACGCCCGGCACGTGATGCAGCCGTTCCGCGTGATGACCGACACCGAGGAGTCGCTGCCGCTGGCGAGCTGGTCCAGCCAGACGCTGCCGGGACTTTGCCGCGCTACCGCCCTCCAGCCCGGGCTGGGCTGGGCGTTCACGCGCGCCTGGGCCGACCTGCATGGTGAGCAGCCGGTGTTCAACCCCTGGCCCGTGACCGGCTCGGGCGACTGCATGTTCATCCTGGAGCACTTCTCAGACGACAGGGGAAAGGTCTTCGCCGAACGCCACAGCCAGTACCGCTACTTCGGCGACTTCATGCGCCCCGGCCTGCCCGAAGGAAAGCTCACCTGTATCCCAGTCGATGTCCGGCACGAGAACCACACCGACCGAAGCGCCGTGCCCGAGCAGTGGCGGCGGAAGCGCTACTGCGACCGGGCATACCACTGGTCTCGAGTCGTCCTCGACCTGCTCGGGAATCTGCGGGGACACGTCTTGCTGGACGCACACGGAGTGCCCATGCCGATCGACCCGGACGGGGTCTTCGTGCGCGTGCTGCGCCGGAAACCGGAGATGCAGGACCGCGAGAGCACCGAGGCCATCGTGGCCGAGGAGGTGCGCCCATGATCCGCATGAAGGCAACCGGGCGGCTCGATGCCAGGAAGCTCAAGCGGCGCGCCGCACAGGGCTCGATCCGCTCGCTCGGGCACGCCGGAGCGGCCCTGCGGCTGACCGCCCGGCGCAGCATCCGGCGGTCCGGCAGGCCGTCCGCCCCGGGCCGTCCGCCCCACACGCGGCGCGGACAGCTCAAGCGGTCCTTGCGCTATGCGGTCGAGAAGAACCGCGAGCGCGTCCTGATCGGCCCGACCTACACGGTCGTGGGCCGATCGGCCAGAGCCCACGAGTTCGGCGGCCGATACCGCCGCGAGACCTATCCGAAACGCCCGTTCATGGGCCCGGCGCTCATGAAGATCCGAAGCCGCCTGCCTCGCATGTGGGCCGACTCGATCAGGGCATAGGAGACGCCAGGCAGCAACAGGCGCGGGCACGGTGCCCGGCCGCGATCAACCCCAGCAGGAGACACAGAAAATGTCGATCAAACTCGGAATGGAAGCAAAGCTCTACTACGGCGCGGCGGGCGCGACCGCCACCACGGAGCTGACCAACGTCAAAGACGTCACCCTCAACCTGGAGTCGGGCGAGGCCGACGTGACCACGCGCGCCAACGCCGGTTGGCGGGCCACCGTCGGCACGCTGAAGACCGGCTCGGTCGAGTTCGAGATGATCTGGGACTCGGACGACGCTGGCTTCGCCGCCATCAAGGACGCCTACTTCAACAACGAGCCGATTGCCCTGGCGATCCTCGACGAAGCGGGCGGGGAAGGGCTCGACGCGGATTTCTCGATCACCAGCTTCAGCCGCAAGGAAGCGCTGGAGGAGGCGATCACCGTGTCGGTCACCGCCAAACCGACCTACTCGACCCGCGCCCCGGCGTGGGTGGAACCCACCCCGTAACGCCGCTCGCGGGATGGGCGGTCATCTCCCGGCCGCCCGTCCCGCAGCCCGATTCCCAACCTGACGGAAGGAGTGAAGAACAGTGAAGACCTTCAAGGACAACGCGGGCCGCACCTGGACGGTCTGCGTCAACGTCGACGCGATCAAGCGCGTGCGCACCGAACTGGACGTGAACCTGATGGAGGCGGTCGAGGGGGATCTACTCGAACGGCTCTCCACCGACCCCGTGCTTCTCTGCGACGTGATCTACGTGGTGTGCAGGCCCGAGGCCGACGCGCAGCAGATCAGCGACGAGGACTTCGGGCGGGCCATGGCGGGCGACGCCATCGAACACGCCACCACCGCGATCCTGGAGGAACTGGTCGATTTTTTCCCCAGGGGCAAGCGCCGGGTGCTCCACAAGGCGCTTGCGAAGTTGCAGGCGGTGGAGGCGAAGGCGGTGGAGTACGCGCAGGCGAGGCTGGAAGACCCCGAACTGGACCGGCGGATCGAGGCCGCGCTCTCCTCGCCTACCAGTCGCTCTTCGAGCTCGCAGCCGTCGCCGGAGTAGACCCGGGGCCGCGCACGCTGCGGGAGCTCTTGTGGATGTCAGAGGCGCGCAGCCGCGATGCGTGGCGGCACACGGCGGCGGTCCTGGCGCTGATCGCCAATGTGAACCGCGACCCGCGCAAGCACCGCCGTTTCAAGCCGGAGGATTTCAACCCGCACGAGCAGAAGCCGAAGACCGTGATCAAGGGCAAGGGCCTGCGCATCCTCCGGGACATTTTCGTCAGCCGCGAACCGAACAGAAGGACCAGCTAACCGATGCCGTCCAGTGCCGACATTCGAGCCGGAGCCGCCTACGTGGAGTTGTCCGTGAACAACTCCGCGCTGGTGCGCGGCCTGAAGGCGGCCCAGCGGCGGCTGAAGGGGTTCTCGGCCTCGGTCACCGCCGTGGGCAAGCGCATGATGCTGATGAGCGGCATGATGGCCATGCCGTTCATTGGCGGGATGAAGGTGTACGCGGACTTCGAGCAGCAGATGGCGAACGTCTCGACCATGCTCTCGGAGCCCGAGAGGCACATGCCCGGTTTCCGGGACAGCATCCGCGACATGTCGGTCGAGTTCGGCGAGAGCACCGAATCGCTGGCCAAGGGGCTCTACGACATCCTCTCCGCTTCGGTTCCCGCCGAGAAGGCGCTGGACGTCCTCGCGACCTCCGCCCGCGCTGCCAAGGCCGGACTGACCGATACAGGCGTGGCGGCCGACGCGATCACCACCATCCTCAATGCCTACGGCCTGGAGGCGGAACGGGCCGCCGACATCTCGGACTGGCTGTTCACCATCGTCAAGCGCGGCAAGACCACCTTTGCCGAACTCGCACCCAGCATCGGGATGGTGGCGACGACGGCTTCGAGCGCCGGGGTGTCCATGGACGAGATGGGTGCGGCGCTGGCAACGATGACCCGCAACGGCGTGAAGACCGACAACGCGGTCACCGCACTCAACGCCATCATCTCCAGCTTCCTCAAGCCCACGTCCGAGGCGGCGGAGTACGCCCGCAGTCTCGGCTTCGAGATGTCTTCGGCGACCCTCGAATCCGAGGGGCTGGTGGGTGTGTTCAAGCGCATCGGCCAGCTGCCGCCGGACGCCATCGCCAAGCTCTTTCCGAATGTGCGCGCCCTCCGGGGTGTGCTTCCGGCGCTCAGGAATATGCAGGGCTTCGGCGACGACCTGGCGGCCATGGGCGGCCGGGCCGGGGCGACGGGCGAAGCCTACGGCAAGATGATCAAGACGCTGACGCACAGCTTCAACCAGCTCAAGCAGGCGGGGCTTTCGGTGCTGTCGGTAATCGGTGAGGCCCTCGCCGAGCCGGTCGGCAAGGCGGCCAAGGCAATCACCCGCTACGCCAAGATGGTCCGGGAACTGATCCAGAACAACAAGGGCATGGTCCTCGCCGCACTGAAGGTGGTCGCGGCGGTCGGAGCGGTCGGCGGCATTCTGGTGGCGGCGGGCTCATCGGCAGCGGCCCTGGCGTTTGCGCTCGGTGGCCTGGCCTCCATCGCCTCGGCGGTCGGTACGGCCATCGGCGTCATCGGCAGCGTTCTCGGCGCGCTCCTGACCCCCATCGGCCTGGTCTCCGTCGCGGTGGTCGCGCTTGGCGGCTACCTCGTCTACGCCTCCGGTGTCGGCGGCAAAGCCATCGCCTGGCTCGGGGAGCACTTCGCCTGGCTGAGCGAGACCGCCCGCGCCGCGTTCAAGGGCATCGGCGACGCCCTGGCTGCCGGGGACATGCATCTTGCCGCCCGCATCCTCTGGCTGTCGCTCAAGCTCGTCTTCCAGAAGGGCGCGAGCAGCCTGCTGGCGATCTGGCTCGACCTGAAGAACGGCATCCTCAACGTGTGGATCAGTGCGAAGGCCACGCTGCTCAAGACCTGGCAGACGCTGTGGTTCGCCCTGAAGGAGATCGCCATCAAGACGGGCATCGCCGAGCCGCTCCTGGAAGGATTTCACCTGATCGAGTTCGGCTGGCTCAAGGTCACCCAGGCCATGGGCCAGATGTGGATGGAGCTGGTCAGCCTGATCTTCAAGGCCTGGAACCGGGTGCAGTCCGGCATCAAGAGCGCCCAACAGTGGATCGGCGAGATCGCCATCGACGTGATGGGCTACTTCGACGAGAGCCTCGACACCGACGCGGCCAAGGAGATGCTGCGGGACGACTACGCCGGGGAACAGCGCCAGCTCGATGCCGAGATGGCGGCGATGCAGGACCAGCTCGAAGCGGACCGCCGCGCCATGCGGGACCGGCACCGGACCGAGGACTCCGCGCTGGTCGACCGCCAGGGGGAACGCGTGGCCGAACTCAAGCGCCAGGAGGCCATCGGCAATCAGGGCCGCCTGGCCGAGATGGAACAGGCGCGACGTGACGTGGACACGGCCGCCGAAGCGGAGCGTTCCGCGCTCGACGAAAAGGCCGCCGCCGACCTCAAGGCCTCCGCACAGGCCCTGGCCGATGCCAGAAGCGAGTGGAAAGCGGCCATTGCCGAGGCCTCTCGCAAGCGGGGCGAGGCTCGCGACGGGGAATCCGGCAAGCCCGACGCCAGCCGCATCGAGGCCCTGATCGACCAGGTGCGGGCCGCCGCGCCCGCCGTCGCCGGGGCGGGCGGCAGGATCGAGGTGCAGGGCGCATTCAACCTGTCGGACCTGCGAGCCCTGGCCGCCGCCGGGGCCTCTGACACCGTCGCGGCCAACACCGCCGAGATGGTCCGGCAGCAGAAACGAACCAACCAGAAGCTGGATGAGCAGAACGATTCCGGCCTGGCTTTCCTGTAGGAGAAACGTGAACGATGGCCCGAGTGGAACAGGCATTCTTCGACCGCACGCAGTCGATGAACAACTACGGCAACTACGTCACCGCCGACGTGCCGTATTTCGTCTTCGACGCGCTGGACGAGGACGACGCGGTCCTGGCCGTTCACGGCACCAGCAGCGAGTGGTTCAGCGGCCTGCGCCGGGACGCCGTCGAAGTCGAGGAGCGGATCAACGAGGACACCTTCAAGGTCGTCGTCCGCTACCAGCAGCACAACACCACCGACGACGGCGACGATCCCGATACCGTCTACACCTTCGACACCGGCGGCGGCACCCAGCACATCACCCAGTCGATCTCGACCCGCAACCGCTACCCGGCCAGCGCTCCGGACTACGAAGGTGCGGTCGGTTACGACGGCGACAATGTGGCGGGCGTCGACATCATCCAGCCGGTCTACAACTTCACCGAGACCCACTTCCTGCCGCGCACCACGGTAACCGAGACCTTCCGCGCCCGCCTCGCCCGCAAGACCGGCATGTACAACAACGACGCGTTCCGGGGCTTCGATCCCGGCGAGGTCCTGTTCCTCGGCGCGAGCGGCGTGCGGCGGGGCGACGGCCGCGAAGACCTCTGGGAGATCACCTACCGCTTCGCCGTCTCGCAGAACCGCTCGAGCTTCACCGTGGGCGGCATCTCCGTCGCCACCAAACTGGGCTGGGACTACATGTGGGTCCGCTATGCCGACGAGGTGGACGACACCGCCAAGCAGGTCGTGAAGAAGCCGGTGGCCGTCTACATCGAGAAGGTCTACTACGGCACCAACTTCAGCAGCCTGGGGATATAGGGGGGCACGGCCATGACACTCAAGAAAGTCGCCAGTGGACAGAGCTTCCGGCCCCGAGCCGACGATTGGAACGCCTTCGTCGATGCCGCCATGGACTACCGGCAGCGCAAGAACAGCTTTGGCGCGCGGTCCATGCTGAGCACCTATCGCCAGGGCATCGTCCTGGTGCGCAACAAGTCGGGCGCGGATCAGAACCAGTTTTCGACGCTGTGGATCGACGACCTGGCCGTGCGCCCCGACGACGCGGTCAGCGAGCAGCGCTTTCGCACCGGTGCGCCTGTCTTCGATGTAAAGCTCTTTGCGGACATCGCGGTCGCCAACCGCCACGAGTGCCGCTACGTGGTGCTCCAGGAACCGCTGAAGGACGGCAAGGTCGGCCACGCCATGCTCTTCGGCGTGACGCCGGTGAAGCTGGACGTCACGGTCGATGCACACGACTACGCCGATCCGAATCCCACCCTTACCGCGAAGCAGCGCAGCGGCTGGCAAGGCTCGTGCCGCATCCTCTGGAAGCAGGCGGGCACGGGCGAGAAGTGGGCGGTCGTGCATTTCCCGGTCAACGACGCGCCCCGGCTGCTGATCGAGAACGCCAGCGGCGAGACAATCCGGGACGGCTACGCCTGCATGATCGACTCGAGCACGGGCGAGCCCTGGAAGGTGCGGGTGAAGAAGCCCGACGGCGACAGCCGCCTCCAGGTCATCGCCTACACCGGAGCGGATCTGCCGGACGGCGAGACCGCCGCGCTGCGGATCGGGGACGTGATGCGCTTTCGCGTGGATTCCAGCGGGCTGTCGCCCGGGGATTTCATCGGCACCCGGAATAGCTCGTGGTCGCTCTCGGCCAACCGCTTCGGTTTCCTCGTCTTGGGCACCGAGTACGCCGGTGGCTACTACGCCTATGCACGCTACTCGGGCGTCCCGCCGGTTCTGAAAGCGGTCAGCGATGAGAACACCTATTACCACACCATCAATGTCCGCCATGTCGACAGCGACGGCGGCACGGTTGGCTCGTCTTTCACCCTCGACGTCATCCCGGAGGTTTGATCATGCCCATCAAATCAGGCAGCACACTGATTCCGCTGATGGGCGTCGACGGCAGGATCGTCGTCTACCGGCTTGGCTCGCCCTCGAAGTCCGGCATGCTGACCATCGCCGCGATGGCCGCCGACGGCGTGGACGTGGCGCTCAAGGTCGCCTCGATGACCAAGCGCGACCAGTCCGGGCCCATCGCCATGGCGGCGGATTCGGTGGTCGTGCCGCTCAAGGGCGGCATGGCCCCCGGCATGATCCTGATCTTCATCGACGAGGCATCCAGCGTCTACTATCCGTCCGGGCACGCCAACTGGGATGCGGACGTGGTGCGCTGGAACAACTTGGTGACCGCCAACGGGCCGCCCGACTTCGCCGCCGTCCACAAGGTTGCCGGACACCCGACGCTGGACATCATCCCGCCGGATCGGACCTGCCCGCCGGAGATCGACTACAGCACGATCAGCCGGAATCCCTCGGCCACCGAACTGGTGACCGCCTACGAGAACTGCAAGGGCGATCCCACGCTGCCGCATCCGCGCGAGGTCCTGATCTGCATCGACTCCTCCGGCTCGATGACCCGCTCGACGATGACCCCCGGCATCGACCCATTCGAGCAGTGGCTCGACGACGGCGGGACCTTCACCCCCGATCCGCTCGCTCCGCTGCCGCGCATCCCCTGGCGCGAGTACCGCTTCGGCGGGGAACGCTGGCTGAACCTGACCTGCAACCTCTACGAGGATTACCGCTGATGCTGAACGAACAGGTCAACCTGATCGCCGACGGCGCGCGCCAAAGCCTGCTGTCCTGGACAAGCGCCGACGCCGCGCTGGAGAGCTGGGTGTTCGTCAACGGCGTCAAGCTCTACGGGCCGCTGCTGCTCGACACGCTCGAGCGCACCGTGCCCGTACCGCTGGCCACCGGCGAATGCCTGTCTGTGGAAGTCCACGACATGCCGCCGGAGGAGGTCGCGACGCCGGTCTTCGAGACCCCGACCACGATGCCCACGATCCAGTGGAACCCGCTCCCCGGCGCGCAGCGCTACCGGCTCTACCACCGGGAGGGGAACGGCAGCGAACGGCGCGTGTTCGACCGCGCCGCCAGCGACTTCCGGGGACTGCCCATCAGCATTGATGCACCCGTCGAGCTGAACGGCATCGGCGGCGTCTGGCATTTCCTGCGGGTGGAGGCCGTCGACGAGTACGGCAACGAATCCACCCGCCGCGCCTGGCGCTGCTTCGCCGTCGAGCCGCCCGGACTCCCGTCCCGAATCGAGATCGCCGACGGCACGAGCCCCGGCCTGTTCGAGATCACCGTCAACCCATAGTCACAGGAGAAACACACGATGCCTACCCCAACCGCAGACAAACTCAGGACCTTCTACGCCTCGCGCTACCTGACCGCCGACGGCAACGCCCTCAACCAGTACACGGTCGACAGCGCCACCGTGCGCACGCTCGTGGATGCCGCGCTCACCGAGGCGTCCGGCTACTGGGACGGGGCGGTCGGCTGGTTCGACCCCGACACGCTCACGCCGGAGCTGCAGGGCGCGGTCTTCCACGTCCAGGCCTTCGACGGCGGCACCGACACGCTGACCCTGTCGCGCGACCTGCCTGCCGTGCCCCAGGCCGGAGACACCTTCCGCCTGGCGCTGGGCGGCAATCGCCGATCCGGCCGGGAGACCTTCGGCATGGTCGTGGGCGGCGACATGCCCGAGTTCACACCCGTCGTTTGCACCAACATCACGGGCCTGACCATCCACAAGGCCTCCGCCCGGCTCGGGGCGAACGATCTCTACATCGATTACGACCAGAGCCGTCAGGAGATCACTGTCCAGGTGGGCGCGGCGGGGAGTCCGGGCCCGGCGCTCGATGTCTCCGCCGACGTGACCGGCGAAGCGATCCATGCGGCCGACGACCAAGGCTACATCATCGTCGACGTGGTGAACGCCAGCCTGCCGGGAGCCAACGCCCAGGAGGTCTTCACGCTGGCCTATCCGCGCGGGTACTTCTGCCCGGACTACGAGGGCTACGAGACCGGCGGCGAAGGCAAGATCCGCTATCGGCTCGAGGTGTGCCGCAACACCGATCCCGCCGACACCATGGTCGACCTGTGCGTCCACACCGTCAGTCCGGGCGGCCTGGCCACCACCATCGCCGCCGGGCAGAGCCTGACCCCGGACGCGGGAACCATCGACATCGACGGCGGCGCGGACTGGCCGGGACGCTCGTTCTGGGTCAGGAACACCGACGCGAACGCAGGCGCGGGCGACTGCCGCTATGTGAAGTACCGCTCCGGCCCGACGCTCTACTGCGAGGCAGCCAGCGACTGGACCCGGGTCGCCTTCGACAACGGCACCAACGAGCCATCCATCGGGGACATGATCGACGGAGCCGCCTCGGGGGCGACCGGGCGCGTGGTCTCGATCCAGGTCAACTCCGGGAGCTGGGGCACCTCCGATGCGGCGGGCTACCTCTATCTCTCCACCGTCACCGGCGACTTCGTCGACAACGAGAACCTGCAGAACTCCGGCATCGTCTTCGCCCTGGCCAACGGCGTGGACGTGAAGGGGCTGCGGGACCACGTCGCCGCCAACTGGAGCGCCGGGGACCACCTCCAGGTCATGCCCGACATCGACCTGGCCCTCGACGCGCCGGACGGCAGCGACCAGTTCGAGAACCCCGCCGGGGAGAGCATCGCGCCTGCGGGACTGGCGTTCTCCGCGCCCACCGACGAGGAGGACGCCCTCTACATGGGCGACCTGGCATCGAGCGGCATGCGCGGCGTGTGGCGGCGCGAGTGGATCATGGACAACCACCGGGCCCGCAAGGAGATCATCGCCGACGCGGTCTACTTCTGGGCGTAACCACGGAAGGGAGGCGAGCCATGGGACCATGAACCACACCGACTTCCGACCGGATGACGACGAGACGAGAACCACAACGAACAGACAAGAGAGGTGCAAGATGAGAATGAACACGATGAAACGAACGACGGCGCTGGTGATTGCCTGTGCCGGAATGCTGATGCTGGCGGCGACGGGGTGCAAGAGCACGCAGTCCCTCAGCCAGACGGAGATGCAGGCGCGCCTGGCCACGCTGACCGAGGCGGTCAGACTCGAGCAGGTGCGCAGCGGCTCGCCCGTGGTGGCCGACTTCCTCGGCAACGTCCCGAAGAGCGGCGCGGCCGGGTACACCCAGGTCAAGCGCGTGGTGCGCAACCCGGACGGGACACCGCTGATCCTGCCCGACGGCCAACCCGCGATGGAAGGCGGCGTGGCTGTGGGCCTGCTCAACTCCATGCGCGACTTCGGCAACGTCGACCAGGCCTGGCTGGTGCTGGGCGGATGGGCCCGCAACCCGCTCACCGGCGAAGTCAGCCGCGACGCGACGCTCGACGGGATGTTCACCTACGTCACCGGCGGCGGCGTGGCCAGCACGGTCAACAGCGAGTTTGCCGCCGTCTGGGCCGAGGCACCCGCTGCCGAAAAGGCGGCTGCGGCCGAGGCGGTGCGCAAGGCGCTTGAGGCCAGGAAGGGCATGATCGTCGAGGGCATCACGGCCACCGGCGAAGCCGCGCGCGGCATCCTGCGGGAGGTCTACCGGGCCACCCCCGCCGGAGCCGGACTGGCGGCCGTCGAGGTACTGCTGGATGCCGACGGTCAGCAGATCCCGGCGACCGTGACCGAACCGTTCCGCACCCTCCCGTCGGCTGCGGCCGGAGGGGGCGACGAGTGATCCCACGCCTCCGCCACGGTTTTTTTCAGTCCTCCTTCCGGGCCGTGGCGGAGGCATCTCCTTCAACCCTCAACCGAACAGGCAGGACACCATGACCGAACCGATGAACGACATGACGCTGATCGACCCGGGACCCGATATCGCCGAACGGCGCGATGTGCCCGGCACCGACGGGCTCTTGGCGCTGCGTTCCTACTGGGATGCCTCGCCGGAAGAGCGCGCCCGGATGTGCAACGGAGCGGGGCCGCGCTGGCTCGACCGCTACCTGCCCTGGTGGCTGCGCTGGGTGCGTATCTTCGCCGACCGCCTGTGGGCACTGGACTGCCGCCAGGCCTTCGACATCCACGACTGGGACTACGCCCATCTTCCGCACACACCCGCCGTGAAGATCGAAGCCGACGACCGGCTCCGGGACAACCTGGACTCGATCATCCGCAGCGCGCGCGGCTCGCACTGGCTGACCGAGCTGCGGCGGCGCGAGGCCCGGCGCTACGTGCGGCTGGTCCGCGAGTTCGGCTACAAGGCGTTCTTCGACCGGGATTGAGCGCCGGGGTTTAAGCATGATCACTCTCAACACATCCATGTGCGGGGCGACCGCCAACTTCCCGGAGGCGGTGATGGCGACGCTGGGCGGCCAGCTCGTCGTCTTCGACTACACCCCGGACCAGGCAGGCGGATCGGGGCCCGGTGCCTATTGCGAAGGCTACCTGCCGCGCGACCCGCAGTACGCCGGGATGTATGAGATCTTCGGCTACATGCCTGACGACTGGTACTTCTTCGACGGCAACACCTATGAATGGTGGAACGACTGCGCGCTGATCAACGGCGTCGACGGCGCGGCGGGATTTACCATCCACGGCATCGCCTTCCAGCCCGAATCCATGCCGGTGGTGCGCACCGGAAGCGGCTGCCGTCCGTCCGTCCGACAGCTTCAGCAGGCGCTTTCCGTCGCGACAATGCTCGCGCCGGACCCGGATCGATCCCGCACCACCACCGCCGTGCGTCTGACCGTCGACAAGCCCATCCACCGGAGCATCGTCGCCGCCCGCTTCGCCAGTCGTCAACCCGCCTCGACGGGCTTCGGCAATCCCACACTTGACTCCCTGCAGTCCAACCTGGTGTGTGTCTGGAAACTCGAAGAGGGCGGGGGCACGCGCATCGATGCGATTTCGGGCGAAGACCTGTCGGCCCACAACGGTCCCGCGAACGCCGCAGGGAAGGACAGCCAGGCCTGTGTCTTCGTCAATGCGTCGTCCCACGGACTGTATCGCGATCAGACCCTTCTCGGGCCGCTGGGCGCGCACGAGACGGATACGGAGATCGCATTCTCGACTTGGCTCTATGCCAACACGGTCGGCTACCGGAGCATCGCCGGATTCATCGATGAGATGGGCGGCATGGGGCCCTGGTCGCTGTCGCTGGGCTACCAGAACCGCATCTACCTCAACGTCAACACCTACAACTGGAACGATTCCGCCTACGCCCAGACCGGCAGCATCAGTGCCGGGCAGTGGTACAACATCGTCTTCACGTTCTCCAGCACGGGCCATCTCCGGCTCTACGTGAACGGAGCGCTGGCGGCGACAGGCGACACCTACGGCGGGACTGGCGGCCTGGCCGAACCCTATTCGCCCTTCACGTTGGGCTGCGGCCAGGTCTACGACTACGAGCACGACACCACCGGCTTCGGGAACTCCTGGGATGGTCTGATCGACGAGACTTGCGTGTGGAACATGGTCCCCGACGATCCCGACGCCTTTGCGGCCGCGCTCTGGAACGGCGGTCGTGGCGCATTCTACCGCATCGACACCACGCGCCGGACTGTCTCGGGCATCACCGCCACGGCGCGGCAGCACATCTACATTCTGCGACGGGAACGCGTCGAGGCGGCAGCCAACCTGGCGCTGACCGGCACCACCGCCCGCTTCGACGCCATGGCCCGCCTGGTACGGGCACACCCAGCCGTCCGAAGCTCGGCCCGGGCCCGGAGCGGCCATCGCCGGGCCGACCTGCTCGACTTCATCTTCGGCCTGAATCCTGTTCGCGCACCGTTTGCCCACCGCGCAAACGCCCGGTTGCTGACCGGGAGCGGGTTCCGGCATCCGGTCGTCGATGCGCATGGCGGCGACCTGGTCAGCCTGTGGCGTCTCGACGAGACATCGGGCCAACGGCTGGACGAGATCTCCGGGGAGAACGTCACGCCGCTGAACGCACCCGGCAGTGACGCGGGTATGCGGGACAGTGCCGTCAGCTTTGACCGGGCCTTGAGCCAGGGGCTCCGGCGCGAACTGGCCGACGTGGACGCCCTCGGCTTTGGCGGGACCGGGCAGAGCCTTACTGTTGCCGTGTGGTTCCGCCTGGACTCGAACACGAACGATTATCGTTTCCTGATCGGCTTCAACAACGTCGAGAACTACGCCTTCTCCTGGTGTCTCTCCGTCGGCTACCAGAACCGCCTGACCGCCCAGCTGTTCACGCATCAGTGGGACGAGCTGTACCTGAACACCGGAAGCGTCGCGGCAGCACAGTGGCACCTGGCGGTCCTTGCCTACGATGCAAGCGCCAACCGGATGCGCCTCTTCCTCGACGGAACGCAAGCTGGCGACACGACCGGCTACAGCGGGCCGGAGAACGGCGGACTGCTTGTTCCGCAGACGGCCTTCGGCATCGGTTGCTGTGAGGGCATGGACTGGGACACCGGACAGCCAGCGCCTACCGGGTTCTTTCATGGCTTGATCGACGAGGCGTCCGTCTGGCGTTCCGCATCGGTCGATCCGGCATTGTTCGCGGCCTCCCTGTGGAACTCCGGACACGGGCTTTTCTACGAGGCCGATCCCATTCGTCGGGCCGCCAGTCCAGTGCGACTCGACCTTCGTCAGTCGCGGATTGCTATCCATCGCAACCGTCTGACGGCGCTGGCGGATACCGTCCTGACTGGCATTGCTTCTCGCTTCGAGGCCGTTGCCTATCGCAACTACCAGGTGACCGGGCCGCGTCCCGCCGCGCGGGTTCTGACGCTTGCCCGCACACCGGTCGGCTTCGACTTCGTTTTCGGCATCGATCCCACCCGTGCCGCCGTCGCGGTGCGTCCCGCCGCCCGCCAGCTTCCCGGCACGGTGTTCGGCAACCCCATCCTCGATGCCATCGGCGAGCACCTGGTCGCCTGCTGGAAGCTCGAAGAGAACACGGGGCAACGGATCGACGCGATCTCCAGCGAACACCTGACGCCCCACAACGCTCCGACCGCCGCGCCCGGTCGTGACGGCCAGGCCAACCGCTTCTCCAACGCACAGGCCAACGGGCTCTACCGGGAAATGGAAGACCTGGGACCTCTTGGCGGCCACGGTCCGAGTGTCGAACTCAGTGTCTCGACCTGGCTCTACGCTGATTCCCTCGGCTATCGCAGCGTCGCGGGCTTCATCGACGAGATGGGCTATATGGGCCCGTGGTCGATGACCGTCGGCTATCAGAACCGGCTTTACGTGAACATCGCGACGCCCGACTGGGACAACGCCTACGTGCAGAGCGGCAGCCTGGCGACGGGGCAGTGGTATCACGTCTTCTTCACCTATGACGCCAGCGGCAACGTCCGCCTGTATCTGAATGGTGTTCTTGCGGCGACCGGCAGCACCTACAACGGCAACGGCGGCCTGGCACAACCATACTCACCATTCACACTGGGCTGCGGCCAGGCCTATGACTACGAGCACGACACTTACGGCTACGGCAACTCCTGGGACGGGCTGATCGACGAGACCTGTGTCTGGTATGCCGTCCCGGACAACCCGGACGTGTTCGCCGCCGCGCTCTGGAACGCCGGACAGGGAACCTTCCTGCACATCGATCCCCGGCAACGCGCGATCATTGCGGTACGAGGCGACCTGCGAGCCGATACGCGCGTGACCGCCGGTGCCAGGATGACGGCGGACCAGGAACTGGCGCGATCCGCCACCCCGGCCCGCGCTCTGGCGACCCGGTACACCACCGAGACAAACACGGCGGCATGGGCCGATGCCCGGGCACAGCATCGCCTCCTGCGCCTGGTCCGGGCGGACGCCGAGTACATCGTCGCGTTGACCCGTGTCCTGAGTGCCGTTCGAGCCGGAGTCCGGCGGGACATGGACGCAGTCAACTGCGCCCGCACGGTGCTCGGCTTCGATGCCCGTTCCGCCACGACAACTGCCGGAGCCGCCTTTCTGAAAGCGCTGGTCGAGCGCCTGCATGCCGACCACGGCGTGCGTCTCGGGGCGGGAACGAAGGCCACCTTCACCGCCTCCGGCGACCTCTTCGATATCCGCGCCGTGAACCGGGTAACCACCGGGGAGCATCCCGGTGCGCGGAAGCTGCTCGTCTGGACGATCCCGCACCTTACCAGTGCCAGAGACACGACCGGCAGCCGCACCCCGATTCTCCACCTGGCCCGTGCCCGGCAGAACGCGCTGCACCGTGTGCGCCTCACGCTTCGCGCCCCGCAGACCGCCGCCGTTCAGTTCCGACATGACGCCTTCATTCAGGCGGGCTGGCGGCTGGTGGCCCGCAATGCCTCGACCGGAGAGGAACTGGACCTGGGCTTCGTGCCCGCCGGTAATGACGCAGCGGGCGGTACACTCGTGGACGTGGCGCTGCCGGACGGCGACTGGCAGATCGAGCCTCGACCCGCCGAATGGTTCTGGACCGACTGCCGGGGACGGGCCGCTTCCAGCGTCAGCATCCGGGATGGCCGCATCCTCCACGCCGGGCTGCCCGCCATCCTCAATCTTCGCGGGGAGATCCTCAACCAGCGCCGGGTGGTGCGCTGGGAGATCGCCGCCGAACTGCTGCCGCAGGCCTTCCAGTTCGGCATCTGGACCGGGGCCACATCGCCGGTCGACACCACGGGCCAGCCGCTGGCCACCGTGCCGTTCTCGGTCGGACGCGGCAGCTACCTCCACGCCTTCACGCAGAGCGGGCCGCTTCACATGGCCGTCGCCGCGTTCGACACCGAAGGCATGGGGCCGGAAGCCGAGATCTTCCTCGACTGGGCCGCCGCGCCGCCCGCCAGTCCGGCCAACCAGCTCGCCCGCTGATCCCCGATCCGGCAGCTCTGCCTTCCCGGCCCGCGCGAGGGGTGTCTCCGCGTCCTGGAGGTACCGGCGGCCATGTTTCGCAACCTGTTCTCTATAAACAGGATAAATCTCTCAAAATCTCGAAGAAAGTGTGCCTGAACGCCTTGCTGTGTGCCCGTGTGGAGCGAAGGTGTCAACGTGAATAGAAACACATACAACCGCCGCCAGCCCAACAACTTGCAACACAACAAGGAGTAAGAAAATGGACCTGCGCGAGATCAGATTTGGAATTGAAGTAGAGACCGTAAAGAAGACCCGCCGCGAGGTCGCCTACGCGATCCACGGGGTGGTGGGCGGGACCGTAACCCACGCCGGAACGCCCGCCTGCTACGATCCCTGGCACATCACCGACCTGCGCGGGCGGACCTGGAAGGTGATGGCCGACGCCTCCCTGACCAACGTACCGCGCAACCTGCAGGCCGAGGTCGTAAGCCCGGTTCTCGGATACGACGACATCGAGCAGCTCCAGGAGGTCGTCCGCGCCATCCGCCGCGCCGGGGCGCGGGTGGATTCCACCTGCGGGATTCACATCCACATCGACGCCGCCCCCTTCGACGGGCGACGCCTGGGCAACCTCGCCAAGATGGTCTACAAGCAGGAACCTCTGATCCTCCACGCCCTCGGGGTCAGCGACGCGCGCCAGCGCCGCTACACCCGCCCGGTCGAGGACCACCTGATCCGCCAGATCGAGGCCAGCCGCCCGACCACGACCGACGAACTCAACCGCCTCTGGTACGGGTACCACAACAGCAACCCGCACCACTACGACAGCTCGAGGTACCACGGGGTCAACCTGCACAACGTCTGGTACCGGGGCACGGTCGAGTTCCGCTACTTCGAATCCACGCTCCACGCCGGGAAGGTCAAGGCCTACATCCAATTCTGCCTGGCCATCGCCGCCAAGGCCCTGACCGCCCGCGCCGCCTCCAGCAAGAAGCGCGAATTCAGCGCCACCAGCGCCAAGTACGACTTCCGCTGCTGGCTCCTGCGCCTCGGGCTGATCGGCGACGAGTTCAAGACCGCGCGCCTCCACCTGATGGCCAACATGCCGGGGAGCGCCGCCTGGAAGAACGGACGCCCGGAGGCCGCCGCCGCCAACGCCTGAACCAATAATCGGGCGGGGCGGGCCAGAGCGCCCGCCTCGCCCCAAACGAGAGGACAACGCCATGAGAATCCAGATCCACCCCGAGACGACCGACGGCAAACCGATCCCCGGCAGCGGAACGATCATCGCCGCCGAAACCCCGTCCGCCATCGTCGAACTGATGCGCCTGCAGACCCCGTTCAGCGGGGAGCTGCCCGTCGCCGAATACCGCGACGAGGTCCTTCTGCGGACGGAAGGCCCGGAGCGCAGGCCGCTCCCCGAGGACGCGGAGGCCGCCGACATCGAGTTCCTTACCCGGCTGGCCCAGCACGGGCGCATCGAGTTCCTGCCCGATGACATGCTGCCGGAACCGGCCGAAACAGAGGAGGCAACCGTATGTGCAGGCAAGTAGGAATCATCCTCGGCCGGAAGCGCCGCCGCTTTCCCGAGCACGACATTCTGCTGGACATCTTCACCGAGATGCTCTGGCGCTCGGAACGCGGCGGGCCCCACGCCACCGGTGTCGCCGTCCTGCGCGAGGACGGGGCCCACGTGATTGCCAAGCGCCCGCTGCCCGCCCGGCGGTTCATCGACCACGAGGTCTTCTTCGAGGCGCTGGCCAGGTTCGACAACAAGGCCACGGCAATCATCGGGCACAACCGCTGGCGGACGCGGGGCTCCGAGAAGAACAACCGGAACAACCACCCCATTCGGGCCGGGCAGGTGATCGGAACGCACAATGGAACGATCTACAATGCCGACGACCTGTTCCGGCGGCTGCGCCTGATGCGCGGGGCGGAGGTGGACAGCGAGCTTCTCTTCCGACTGGCCGATGCCGCCGTTCTCGACGGGACGCTCGACGCGGAAACGTTCCTGCGCCTCGTCGGCCCGTGTCGCGGCCAGATCGGGGCCGTGTTGGCCGCCGTGGGCGCGCCGGGCCGGGTGGTGGTACTCAAGGGCAACAAGCCGCTCGAGTTCCGCTACAGCCGCCGACACCGCGCCGTGGCCTATGCCACCGACGCGGCGGTTCTGGACGACGCCATCGACGCAAGCTACCGCAAGCCGCACGACTGGCGACCTATGGTCGTCGAGCCCATGACCATGCTGGTCTTCCGCCACGAGGAAGTCTTTGCCCCGGATGCGCATCGGCTCGCCTTTGTCGCGCAGACCCGCCAGCGCACTATCGTAACGAGAGGAATCACCCCATGACCGTCTCCGTACTCGTCTATGGCACCCTCAAGCGCGGCCAGTGGAACCACGAACGGTTCTGCCGCCACGCCATCGGTATCCGACCCGCCACCACGGTCGGTCGTCTCTATGACCTGCCCGCCGGGTTCCCGGCGCTGGAGATTCCCCAGGGCGCGATTCTCGCCAACGGGACTGGCGAACCGCTGGCGGACGCAGAAACGCAGGCCCGCGTCGCGCCGCGCGGCCTGGTCATACCGGAACTGGAAGGGGACCCGCCTTCGCCCGAGGGCTACGGCGAGGCAGGCTGGGATGTGGTCCACGGCGAACTGATTACCTTCGCGGACCCGGCCCGCGACCTGCCACCGCTGGACCGCCTCGAAGGGTTCCGCCCGGACGGGCACGGTCTTTACCGTCGCGCCCTGGTGGCCGTCAGGGCCAACACGGGCGTCGAGGCCGCCTGGGTCTACCACATGGTCGAGGTGAGCCGAGGCCGTCGCCTGTCCGGCGGAGTCTGGCCGGACGCGCGTTGA